CTGATGAAGCAAGGCAAGGTCAACCGGGCGTTGGTCATCTGCCCCTTGTCGATTATGGATTCGGCGTGGCGGGCGGACCTGTTTACCTTTGCCATGCACCGTACCGTAGACATCGCCTATGGCGCCAAGGACAAGCGGCAGCAGATCATCGAGGGTGATGCGGACTTCGTGGTAATTAACTACGACGGTGTGGAGATCGTTGCCGACGCCATTGCGAACAGCGGGTTTGACCTCATCATCGTGGACGAGGCGACACATTATAAGAACCCCCAGACCAAGCGCTGGAAGACCCTGAGCAAGTTGTTGAAACCAGAGACTTGGCTTTGGATGATGACCGGTACGCCTGCCGCCCAGTCGCCCCTCGACGCCTACGGCCTAGCCAAGCTGGTGAATCCGAAAGGGGTAGCTCGGTTTTTTGGTACGTTCCGCGAACAGGTTATGTACAAAGTCACCCAGTTCAAGTGGGCGCCGCGCCCAGAGGCTACCGATATTGTCTTTAAGGCATTGCAGCCAGCCATACGCTTCACCAAAGAGCAGTGCCTTGACCTGCCGGACATGACGTACGTTAAGCGCGAAGTGCCTCTCACAGCCCAGCAGAAGAAGTATTACGACATGCTGAAGAGCCGCATGGTCATGCAAGCGGACGGCGAGGAGATCACGGCAGCTAACGCAGCGGTGATGATGAACAAGCTCATGCAGATCAGTTGCGGGGCGGTCTACAGCGACGACAACGAGACTTTAGAGTTCGACATCAAGAACCGCTACAACATCCTGAAAGAAGTCATCGACGAGGCCAGCCAGAAAGTTCTGGTGTTTGTGCCCTTCCGCCACGTCATTAACTTGCTGTCAGAACGCTTCAAGAAGGACGGCATTACGAGCGACGTGATCTATGGCGACGTGCCAGCCAAGAAGCGCACCGAGATATTCAAGCGGTTTCAGGAGCAGAAAGACCCTCGGGTGCTGATTATCCAGCCACGAGCCGCAGCGCACGGGGTGACACTCACAGCCGCTAATACGGTGGTCTGGTGGGGCCCGACGAGTTCTTTGGAGACCTATGCCCAGGCCAATGCTCGGGTACACCGTTCGGGACAGAAACACCCCTGCCTCGTGGTACAGCTACAGGGCTCGGACGTAGAGCGTCGTGTATATAAGTTATTAGATGGACGTATTGATGTTCACACGAAGATGATCGATTTGTACAAAGAATTGCTTGACTAAGTAGAAGATAGCATTTAATGTAAGGGTCTCTTGAGAGGAGAACCCCAATGCAACAGATACCACTAGAGAAGCTGGTGAAGGCGTACATCGCTATACGCAACAAGCGTAGTGAGTTGTCCGCCGAGTTCAAAGCTCAAGACGGAGCGCTGCTGGAGAAGCAGGACAAGATCAAAGAAGCCCTGTTGAACCACTGCAAGGAGCACAACGTCGAGAGCGTAAAGACCACCGAGGGCGTGTTTTACCGGACGATCAAGCGCCGTTACTGGACTAGCGACTGGACCTCTATGTACGACTTCGTTATGGAGCACCGAGTCCCTGAGTTCTTTGACAAGCGTCTGAATCAGACCAACGTGAAGCAGTTCTTGGAGGAAAACCCTGACCTGATCCCGCCGGGATTGAACGCGGAAACGGAATACACCGTAGCTGTCCGCAAAAAGTAAGGAGCTTGTATGCAACCGAAGTATGTTTCGTCTACAGAGCTGGCAGAGCATTTCTCTGTATCAGTTCCCACGGTGCGCCTGTGGATGCGGAAGCACAAAATCCCGTCGAACCTGTACATCAAGGTCGGGACCGCTTACCGCTTCATGCTGGCGGAGATCGAGCAACACTTCTTCGACGAGAACGCTCGTCGCAGGGCAGCGAAGACAGGTGAGCCAATGCCCGAAGAAGCACCCGTGCAGCAGGCCGTAGAGCCTGTAATCGAAGAGTCTGTAGTTGAAGAGGAGCAAGAGCTGCTTCCCTTTGACGCTGATGACGACCTTTAAGGAGAACGCTAGTGAGCAATGATATGGAGATGTTTAAGGGCAATGCCCTCGTGAATAGCGATATGTTCGCTAAGCTGAAGGCCCTGAACGACAACCTTGCCGGCGGTGGCGGCGGCGCGCAAAACCGCCGAATCAGTCTGCGTGGTGGCAAGTTCCGTCAGGTGGTCAACGGCGAAGAGATACGGGTCAGCAAGAACGACTCCATGGAAATCGTCATTATCGACGCAGCCAAGATCGCCCGGACCTACTACGAAGGCACCTACGACCCCAAGGCCGTGTCCGCACCCACTTGCTGGTCAGCAGATACCGATGTACCAGACCCTGCGGTGCCGGAAGATCAGCGCCAAGCTAGCAAGTGCATGGACTGCCCGCAGAACGTGAAGGGCTCCGGCCTCGGTAACGGTCGTGCTTGCCGGTTCTCGCAGCGTCTGGCTATCGCCTTCCCGCAGAAACTTGGTGAGGTGTATCAGCTCCAACTCCCCGCTACGTCTATCTTTGGCGAAGCGAAGGACAACAAGATGCCGATGCAGGCCTATGCGAAGTTCCTCCGCGCTAACGACATGCCCGCTATCGCGCTCGTGACGGAGATGTACTTCGACGAAAACAGCGAAGTGCCCAAGCTGTTCTTCAAGCCCGTACGTCCTCTGACCGATGAGGAGCTAGAAAAAGCTCTTGAGATGCGCGAGCATGAAGACACGCAGCGGGCCGTGACCATGACCGTAGCTCAGACCGATGGGGTGCAGAAGGTAGAAGTTAAGGAAGCCCCCAAGCCCGCAGCAAAGCCCCGTGCCAATGCCATCGAGGCAGAGGAGCCCGAGCCTGAAGTCGAGGTAGCGGCAGCGGAGGAAGTCGTAAGCGAGCCGAAGAAAGCGAGGAAGAAGGCGGAGCCGCCCCCGGCGGACGATGCTGACCTTGCAGACATCGTTGACTCGTTCTGGGACGACTAAGAGTCCCCCAACGCCGCGACTAGGTTAACGCCGAAAAGGGTACTGCAGCGCCCCTGTCGCGGTGTCTCTATCAATCAGGTGGGATATGGACACAAGACAATTTTTGCAGCGTGTATTGGGGGGAGATGGACGCTACTGCATCTTTGCAGCTCGTAAGTCTGATGAGCGCATCAAGCAGGAGTTCTACACCTCCATCGACGATCTGGTAGTTAGGGCAAACGAGTTAGACGACGAGGACTACGACGTATTTTATGGGCTGGCAACCTATGGCCCTGAGGACCGTCGCAAGGTGGACAATGCGGTAGCATTGCAATCATTTTTCCTCGATCTGGACTGCGGTAAGGGTAAGGCCTATCCGACGCAGGGTGAGGCACTCAAGGCTCTGCAGCGGTTCTGTAAGCAGCTAGACCTATCCAAGCCGCAGCTCGTTAACTCAGGCCGTGGTATCCATGCCTATTGGTTTCTTGACGCTCCGGTAGACCCGGCGCAGTGGCGTGGCGTAGCCGAACGCTTGAAGAAGGCCTGTGAGGTCAAGAAGCTAGACGCTGACCCGGCGGTGACCGCCGACGTAGCTCGGGTGCTCCGAGTCCCAGGTACGCACAATCACAAGGGCGACCCGCTCCCGGTGCAGGTACTGGGCAAGGAGTTTGTACAACCAATTAGCATGGAGGCACTTTCGGCGAAGTTGGATGTCTATGTCCCGAACATGGGCAAGAAGCGTCCTGTCGAAGCCAACGCACTGATGAACGCACTGACGGGGAACCGGGAGTCCTCGTTCAAGACCATCATGCTGAAGACCAAAGCCGGGAAAGGCTGCGATCAGCTCAAGTACATACTGAGACACCAAGACAAGGTAGACGAGCCGCTGTGGCGAGCCGGGCTGTCTATCGCCAAGTTTACGAAGGAAGGGACGCAGGTAGCTCACCTGATGTCTAAGGGGCACCCGGACTATGACCCCGCCGAAACTGAAGCCAAGCTGGAACGTATCAAGGGGCCGTACCTGTGCAGCAGCTTCAACGAGTACAACCCCGGCATCTGTGAGGGGTGCCCAAACTTTGAGCAGATACGCTCGCCCATAACCCTCGGCAACCGGATACGGGAGCACAAAGACCCTGTATCTGCCACGGTGGTGCAGCCTGAAGCCGACGAGAACGACACCTCTAAAGAGATAGTGATTCCGAAGTATCCGGCCCCATATTTCCGTGGTGCCAACGGTGGCGTCTATATTCGCTCTGAGGACGATGACGGCATCGAAGAAGACAAGCTGGTTTATATCAACGATTTGTACG